TCTGCAATAAGATGGAGTGGAAGCTGTCACAGTTCTTCCTTTCTCTCGGACTGAAAAAGCATGGCGAACCTTTGAAAATGAACTGGGCGGCAGCTCAGGGCAAAAAAGGCAAGTGTCACGTATATATCGATACCTACAAAAAGAAAGACGGCGGCGAGGGACAGTCAAACAAGATCAAGAAGTTCTATGCATACGATGAAAATGTACAGACACTCAGTCCTCAGACACCGTATAGTCAGCCCCAGCAGTACCAGCAGGCGCCACAGCCTCAGCAGTATCAGTACCCGCAGACTAATCAGTATCAGCAGCCTGCTCAGGGTGGGGGCTGGAAAGCAGGGTCGTTCTGATGAAACTGAGACCATATCAGAATAAGGCGAAAGCCGCAGTGCTGAAAGAGTGGGACGAGGGGAATATCAAGACCCTGCTCGTCCTGCCTACGGGCACAGGTAAAACAATAGTATTCGCCAGTATAACGGAGGAATGTGTCCGCAGAGGTGAACGAGTGCTGATACTCGCCCACCGCGGAGAACTACTCGAACAGGCGGCAGACAAGTTGAAAAAGGCTACGGGACTAGGCTGTTCTGTCGAAAAGGCAGAGCAGAGCTGTCTTGGGTCATGGTTCAGAGTCGTGGTCGGCTCTGTGCAGACCCTTATGCGTGAGAAAAGACTGTCGGGCTTCTCTCGGGACTATTTCGACGACATCATCATAGACGAGGCGCATCACGCGATCTCGGACAGCTATCAGACAATACTGAGGCATTTTGACAAAGCACGAGTACTTGGCGTTACAGCTACCCCTGACAGGGGCGATATGAAGAACTTGGGACAGGTATTCGACAGCCTGGCATACGAGTACACCCTGCCGCAGGCTATCAAAGAAGGATACCTCTCTCCTATCAAGGCGGTAACGATACCCTTGCAGCTGGACCTTACAGGCGTGGCTATGCAGTCTGGGGACTTCAAAGCCAGCGACATCGACACAGCCCTTGACCCATACCTGTATCAGATCGCCGACGAAATGAAGAACTACTGTGCAGATCGTAAGACGGTAGTATTCCTGCCATTGGTAAAGACTTCGCAGAAGTTCCGCGACATACTGAACGAACGCGGGTTCCGTGCCGCTGAGGTCAACGGTGAGAGTGCCGACAGAGCAGAGATACTGGCAGACTTCGACGAGGAAAAGTACAATGTGCTGTGCAACTCCATGTTACTGACAGAGGGTTGGGACTGTCCTTCGGTGGACTGCGTTATAGTTCTCAGACCAACAAAGGTAAGAGGTCTATACTGCCAGATGGTAGGACGCGGCACAAGGCTGTGTGAGGGCAAGGAAAACCTCTTGCTGCTGGACTTCCTGTGGCATACTGAACGTCACGAGCTGTGCAGACCCGCTCACCTTATCTGCGAAAGCCCCGAAGTAGCTCAGAAGATGACCGAAAACATGGCAGAAAATGCAGGCTGTGCAGTAGATCTGGAAGAAGCTGAGGACAAGGCAGCGAGTGACGTTGTCGCTCAACGTGAGGAAGCTCTTGCAAAGACACTGAAAGAGATGCGTACCCGCAAGCGCAAGCTGGTAGACCCGCTACAGTACGAAATGAGCATAGCAGCGGAAGACCTGTCCTCATACGTGCCTGCCTTCGGCTGGGAATGCGCACCGCCGTCTGACAAGCAGAAGAACAGGCTTGAAAAGCTGGGTATCTTCCCCGACGAGATCGACAATGCCGGCAAGGCGGCATTGATACTTGACCGACTGGAAAAGCGCAGAAATGCAGGACTGACAACACCTAAGCAGATACGTCTGCTGGAAAGCAAAGGCTTCACACACGTGGGTGAATGGAGCTTCGAGAGTGCCAGCAAGATGATATCCAGGATATCCGCAAATGGCTGGAGAGTGCCGAGAGATATAGTACCTGCGGAGTATAAACCGCAGAAAGGAGAATAATATGAGTCTTGATATAACCCAAAAGAGATTTGGGAAACTTACGGTTCTCGAAAAATCTAAAGATTCATGCAAGTCAGGTTCAAAATGGATTTGCACTTGTGAATGTGGAAATACGGTAGTGGTTGCGCGGTCAAGTTTGATAAGCGGACACACAAAAAGCTGTGGCTGCACAAGAATAGATTTTTTAAAAAGTGATAAGCCTTCACTGAAACATGGTGGCACAATAAGGAACGGAATGAGAAAGTGCGAGCGACTTTATAAAGTTTGGTGTGGGATGAAAGAAAGATGCAACAACCCTAATAATATAAAATACTCCGACTACGGCGGGCGCGGAATTAAAGTATGTAATGAATGGAATGATTATTCTGTTTTCAGGAATTGGGCATTAAAAACAGGATATGATGCTAATGCCCCAAGAGGTGTATGCACAATAGATAGGATAAATAACGATGGGAATTATTGCCCAAGCAATTGCAGATGGGTCGATTCGCATATACAACGTGTAAATCGAAGGAGATAAAAATAATGGATTTACTTAATATATTAAAATATATTTCGCCTTCAGATTTAGACTACAGTGAGTGGATAAATGTAGGCATGGCATTGAAGCATGAGGGCTACACAGCCGCAGACTGGGACAGCTGGTCGAGGGCTGACAGCCGATACCATGCAGGCGAATGTGAACAGAAATGGCAGGGCTTTAGCGGTTCTGCCGAGCCTGTGACAGCAGGCACTATCATACAGATGGCAAAAGACAGAGGTCTGACCTTCGGCGGCGATTTCCGCGAACTGGACTGGGACAGCGAGATAAGCTATGAAGAGGGCGCACCAACTGTCAATACAGGCGAGGGCATACCCATACATGAGCCTGAAAACTTCGACCCCGTGAACGAGATCGTCACATATCTGGAAACGCTTTTCGAGGCAGGAGATAATGTAGGTTATGTCACCGAAACATGGGAAAGCGAAGACAAAGGCAAGCGCAGGTATCTTCCGACGAAGGGTGCTTGCGACCGTACAGCGGGTGAGCTGATACAGCAGCTGAAATCCTGCGGCGGTGATATCGGTGCAGTTCTGGGTGACTACAAGACCGAAGCGGGTGCATGGATCCGCTTCAACCCACTGGACGGCAAAGGTGTCAAGAATGAGAATGTCACCGAGTACCGCTATGCTCTGGTGGAATCGGACAGTATGCCCATAGCTCAGCAGCACGCAGTCATAAGAGAACTTGAACTTCCTGTGGCAGTGCTGGTATACAGCGGCGGAAAGAGCCTGCACGCAATCGTCAGGATAGATGCACCGAACTATGATGAATACCGTAAGCGTGTGGACTACCTGTACAAAATCTGCAAGGAGAACGGGCTGGATATCGACCGTCAGAACCGCAATCCCTCAAGACTATCAAGACTTCCGGGTGTAGTCCGCGGAGAGCACAAGCAGTTCATCGTGGACAGGAATATAGGCAAGTCGGATTTCAACGAGTGGAAGGATTATATCGAATCCATCAACGATGATCTGCCCGACCCGGAGAGCCTGTCCGCAGAATGGGACGATATGCCCGAACTGGCACAGCCCCTTATCGAAGGAGTGCTCAGGCAAGGACATAAGATGCTGATAGCGGGACCATCTAAAGCAGGCAAGAGTTTTGCACTGATCGAGCTGAGTATAGCTCTGGCTGAGGGTGTGAAGTGGCTGGGCTTCAACTGCGCACAGGGGCGCGTACTGTACGTCAATCTGGAGCTGGACAGAGCTTCCTGCCTGCATCGTTTCAAGGACGTATACACCGCCATGAACTTACAGCCCAAGAACCTCGACAAGCTGGATATATGGAACCTCAGAGGACGCAGTGTGCCGATGGACAAGCTAGCGCCCAAGCTGATACGCAGGGCGAACAAGAAAAACTACATAGCGGTCATAATCGACCCCATATACAAGGTCATCACAGGTGACGAGAACAGTGCCGACCAGATGGCTAAGTTCTGCAATCAATTCGACCTGATCTGTACCGAGCTGGGTACAGCAGTGATCTACTGCCACCATCACAGCAAAGGTTCTCAGGGCGGCAAACGCTCAATGGACAGAGCCAGCGGTTCGGGTGTGTTCGCTCGTGACCCCGATGCATTGCTTGACCTGACACAGCTGGAAATTACCGATGCTCTCCGCAAACAGCAGGAAGAAAAACTCACCTGCCGCATTGCTGAGAACTGGCTCAGACGCTTCTACATGGAAAACGCTTTCAATCAGCTGGTCTCTCAGGATGACAGGGTAACGCCATCACGTATGCTGGACATAGCTCACGGAGCTCTCCATCCAAACAGCTACCGTCTGATGAATGAGGACATAGCCAGAGCAAAGGCGACACTCGGCAATCGTACAGCGTGGCGCATAGAGGGTACTCTGCGAGAGTTCGCAAGTTTCAAGCCTCTCAATTTGTGGTTCGACTACCCCATTCATATGACCGACGAAGATGGAGTGCTGCAAGATGCCAAGTACGAGGGCGAGTATGATTACCGCAAGAATTTTGAAAAGCGCAAGACCAATGAAGACCGCAAAAACGATCGCAGAGAAAGCATAGAAACGGCTTTCAGCGGTGTTGAGGAAAACGGCGAATGCAGCATATCAGATCTTGCCGAGTACCTTGCTGTGACCGAGAAAACTATCCGTTCTCACCTTAAAGAACACGGTGGTTTCTGGGTCGAAGACGGCAGGTGCGGTTTAAAGAAGTAAAGGAAATTTCCCGATATTTTCCGTTTTCTCTCAAAATTACAGGGAAAGAAAAAATCGGGGAAAAAGTCGAAATTTTCTTCCTTGAAAAGTCGAGGGAAAATTACGAGAAATTGCCGATATTTTCCCGAGTGAAGAAAAAGTATATTATTACATAATATATAATTTCGGGGTGTGAGCCCCCGAAATTCTATTCTGAAATAATAATGCGGCGACACACACGAGAGGAGCGAAATAATGACTGAATTTTTTATGCCCATGATACCGCCAACCATCACGCACCAGGAGAAGAAGATCCATGTGGTGAACGGCAAGCCCGTGACCTACGAACCGCCCGAGCTGAGAGATGTCAGAGCGAAGCTGATGTCACGTCTGGTAAGACACCGCCCCGAACAGCCATACACCACAGGGCTCAGGCTGACGGTCAAGTGGCTGTTTCCGAGAGGAAAGCACAAGGACGGTGAGTACCGTATCACAAAGCCCGATACCGATAATCTGAACAAGCTTCTCAAAGACTGCATGACCGAAGTGGGCTTCTGGAAAGATGATGCTCTGGTGGCTTCGGAGATCTGCGAGAAGTTCTGGGCAGAGACCAGCGGTATCTACATCAGGATAGAGGAACTGTGATGGATATACGCGATATCAAGAAGAGCCTGAACCGCGAGGTGCTGCATGACGGACAGAAATATCTGTTCGTTGGCTGCATCCTCAGACGGCACAGGAAAGAAAACCGATTCTACTACGAAGCGGAACTGCACGACCCCAGAAATCTGAACTGGGTAGTGTACTGCCCGTTGAGTGATATTCAGGAGGTAACAACATGAGTAAAAGCAAGCGTCAAGAGTGCTTTGTAAACGGACATTGCTGCTATGACTGTCCCAACTTCGAGATCCAAACAGTCGAAGAAAGGTATGGAGCTGGAATAGCAGATGATATAGGACTGGAAGAGGTCGAGTGTAAAAACTGTTATTACAACAGTGGAGAGTGCAAAGACTGTCTTCTGAAAAACAGCCCTGATTGTCCGAAGTACGGGCAGGAGCTGGATAAGGAGAGCGGATATGGAAAATGAACTGACGAAGCAGCAGGTGTTAGACAATATGAGAGAGTACGAGGAGCTTCTTCGCGAAACCCTGCCCATACTCAGAGCGGCGTTCTTTGCAAACCATGTGCAGAGCAAGAAAGCCGATGAGTTATACGACCGTATACGGAAGGCGGTGGGCGAATGAGCGACACCAAAGTAAAGCCCTGCCCCTTCTGCGGCGGCAAGTCCCGAGTGCATCAGTATCTCGGTAAGTGGTACGCGAGGTGCAACAAGCGCAAGAGCTATTCGGCTCCATACGATACGGAGGAACAGGCGCGAGAGGCTTGGAATAGGAGGGTGAAAAATGATATGCTGGTGTGATGACTGCTGCCACAACAGAGATTTCGAGTGTCAGCTTGGAGCAAATGTTGGAATAACAGCAGACCATGAATGCGATAGTTTTGTTGACTACCTAGATACTGAGATATACAAGCAGGTATTCTATCGCAGAGTGGAACATGATGGAGTACAGTACAAGCTCAGATGTTACGGTAAGCGTGAAGAGCAGAATGGGATAGTCTTTTACCATCTGGCAAAGGAACTCGGTGGTGAAGTGCTCTGCACCGAAGAGAAAACTGGTATGTCTTTCCCACATCGGGTGATATTGTACGAAAACTATATAGCGAAAATGAAAGAAATGATAGAGCAAATCACGAGCGTTGATACACTGCCTGACGCACCAGAAGAGGAGGATAAACGATGATACGATGCGAAGTATGCGGTGAGCGGATAAGACCCACCAAAGGAGATGTGTACCTTGTTCCGGTTAGCGTGATGAACCTCAGCTCGCAGTACTACGAGTACACGGACTGCCCGCGGTGCAGCTGTCAGGTGGTACTTAATACCCGCTACGGAGAGAAGCGAAAGATAGAGCACACCAAGCGGAAGGATGGTGGATCTGATGCATAGAGGAAATTTCATATCAGATGAAGTTGCAAGAGAGATAAGAACTGTGGCACTCTATGAGCAAATGAAAGAGAAAAAAGACAAGATAAGAGTTGATGTTTACAATATGTCCAAGAACGAGCTCCGGAAAGAGCTGCTGAAATACAAATACAATGAGCTTGAAGGCTGTTTACTTTCGGGCGGGCTTCTGGGTCTGGGAGATTACTGAGGAGGGCTGACCATGACGAACCGTGAGAAGTACATCACAAAGCGTGATGAGTATGATTTGATGATGGCGATAAATTTCAGAATGCATAAAAACTGTCCGATCGAAGTTATCGGAGCGGAAAAGCCAAAATGTATACCGAGTATTTACGGTTTGGCGCAGACAAACTGTGATGAATGTATCCAGAAATGGCTCAACCAGGAAGCCGACCAGTCGAGATCCCAGTGGCAGGACGCAATGATGAAGAACTTTCTGAGGAGGTAGAGAAATGACGACAGATGAGGTGAAGAAATACTTATGGCAAGCATACAGGCTCAAAGACGAGCTTCAGCGCGAGGAACTGAAACTTGAAGAGCTGAGGTCTACTGTTGAATACCGCTCACCTTCGTTTGAGGGTATGGGCGGAAGCGGCAGCGGTGACAAGATGAGCCGTTCGGTCGAGCGCATCATTGAACGTTCAGCTAAGGTCGATAGCCTTGTCGATGAATATACTGCCAAGTATGAGGAGATAGAGCAGACCATCAAAACGCTGGGCAATGATAAACTTGAAAAGATTTTGGAACTTCGGTATCTGAATTACATGAAATGGGACGAGATCGTAGAGCATACGCACTACTCTGAACGTCAGGCTAAGCGGCTTCACGGCATAGCATTACAAAATTTGCAAAAGATGGCACCCAATGTCATTGAATGGCACACTTGAAATGTGTTATTATTATAATAGCCCAAAAGGCTAAAACGGTCATCTACCTACAAATGTACTGATGGCAACGGGGTGAAAAATCCCCGTATGGGAAACTCCGACCCGTGATTCGCCCCAATGGTCACGGCTGAGGGACAAGCAGGCGAAGCAGCGTGCCTGTGAGTGAGGTTCGACCCCTCTGTTTCCCCTTTGACCATTTGTTTGACTCTCCTTTACGATTTTTCGGCGGTGAGGTGTACACATACCAAAGCCGCCGAAGCCCCTCGGAGAATCATTGGCAATATACTCCTTGAAAGTGTCCCGGCTATGGTTGGGGCGCTTTTTCATACCCACCCGGAGGTGACAGCTACCATGCCAAGTTACGAAGAACGCTCCACCAAGCGACCAGATCAGTACGGCAAACATCGTTCGGTATTTGAATCCAACAAGAAGAAGATACTTGCGACACAGACCGTCTGTGGTATCTGCGGGAAGCCCGTGGACAAGTCCTTCAAGTTTCCCCACCCTCTGTCACCAAGTATCGATCATATAGTCCCCGTGGACAAGGGTGGACACCCGTCAGACATGAGCAATCTTCAACTAGCCCACCTCTGCTGCAATCGGTTCAAGTCAGACAAACTGGTTGAAAAACAAACTTTTGATCAGATTCCTGAAACGATATCGAACCGAGTGCTGCCTTGCCTCATCGATTGGAAAACGGTCTGAGGATATAGGGGGGGAGGGTACCCCTTCGGAGGTATGAATGGACTTCAACCGCGCACTGCTCATATATGTTACTGAACTGCGAGAATTTTGTACAGGAGGTAGAAATGACACACGCAGAACATGAAGCAATCAAGCTTACCACTAATACCGGCGTTGAATGGCGACCCATAAATCATGACGGTCTGCACGGTTTATACCTCATCTCCGCAGGCAGAAACGTTTATAGCATCAATAGACACAGAGTTCTTAAAACCAGAAAATTTAAGAACTGCCCGTCTGAATATATCGAAATGACCCTTGATACGAAAAAGAAGCTGTATCAAATAGATGAGCTTATGCTTAGTACGTTTCCCGAATTGTTCCCAGACACATCAGAAGAAAAATGGAAGGTTATCGAAATAGATGGGGAGAAAACCAACTATGAAGTAAGCGATAGCGGCAAGGTTCGCCGTATTAACAATCATCACATTGTTAAAGCCACACTCAACAGTGCGGGATATCTTCTTATACGGATACGTCATCAAGGAAAAACGATCACTGAATTTTTGCATAGGCTTGTGGCTAAGGCATTCGTCCCAAATCCATATGGTTTTAACATAGTCAATCATATTGATGAAGACAAAGAGAACGATCGTGCAGATAACCTTGAATGGTGTGATAAGAGCTATAATTTAAAATACAGTTACTACCGAAGAAAGACGGTGAAAGAGTGAAAAAATACGGCATTGAGTTTCTCAGAGCTAAGCTGGCAAGGAAATCTTCCCGCGTAAAGCTGAGATATAACTACTATGACATGAAAACCAAAATGCGCAAGATAAGTGCGCTCATACCGCCTGAATTCCGTACACTGACTTATCCACTCGGCTGGTGTGCAAAAGGCGTTGACAGTCTGGCAGACAGACTGATATATGACGGTTTCGATGACGACCCCTTCGGACTGGAAGAAATATATTCCATGAACAATGCAGATGTCTTATTCGACAGCTCTATACTCTCGGCGTTGATATCAGCGTGCTGCTTTCTTTACATAGATCGTGAGGAAAACGGTTATCCGCGAATAGAGTGCATCGACGGCATGGATGCGACAGGTGTTATAGATCCCGTCACCAATATGCTCACCGAAGGTTATGCCGTGCTGGAACGTAATGAAGAAGGCAAGGCAAGCCTTGAAGCATATTTCCTTCCTTATCGTACCGAGTACTATGAGAACAACAGCACTGAACCTACTGATGTATTTGAGCATGAGGCTCCGTATCCGCTGCTGGTGCCCGTCATCAACAGACCAGATGCAAGACGTCCCTTTGGTCATTCGCGTATCAGCCGTGCGTGCATGGGCATAGTACAGAGTGCTATGAGAACAATGCTGAGAACGGAAGTCGGTGCGGAATTCTTCTCAGTTCCGCAGAAATACGTCGTGGGTATATCTCAGGATGCTGAATTCAATAATCGTAAAGCTACACTGTCCTCGTTTCTAAAATTCACAAAGGACGAAGATGGCGACCATCCTGTTCTAGGACAATTCCAGCAGCAGAGCATGGCACCTCATCTGGATCACATGAAGATGCTGGCATCGATGTTCGCAAGTGAGACACATCTGACGTTAGAAGATCTTGGCTTTAACACGGGTAATCCTGCAAGCTATGAGGCAATATGTGCGAGCCACGAACAACTGCGGCTCACTGCAAGGAAGGCACAGCGTACATTCGGCGTGGGCTTCCTGAATGCCGGATATCTGGCTGCGTGTCTGCGTGACGAAATGGCATATGACCGCACAGCTTTTGCAGGAACAAAGGTTGCATGGGCGCCAATATTCGAGCCTGATGCAAGTCAGCTTTCAAATATAGGTGATGCAGCCAACAAGATACAGCAGTCCTTCCCTGACTACTTTGACGAGAAGAAGCTGCACAAAGTGACCGGGCTGTAAGGTGGTGACTGTATGGTTGAGGATATCGGCATAGAACTCCACGATAAAATCAAGCAGGCTTTCGATGCAAGGTGTGGAAAGGACAGCGCCCTCTCCCACATTAAGCGCAAGATCGAGAACGGCACTGCTACTATGGAAGATACTTCGGTATACGCTCGCCGTCTGGGTGAGCTCCTGCGGAAGTCCATCGAGAGCACGACCAAGCCAGACGGTCTGCCCGGCGAAAAGATGTACTATAACATCGCGCAGTCGATACTCGAACCGCTCCTGCGAAATAACTACGATGACGTGAACACCATATGCGAAGAAGTCCAGTCCGCCCTCGATGCTAAGAAGGGCATAGGACTTAAACCGCAGAAAGCTGACTTCCCTGCCGAGCGTATCAGGGCGGCAATTGGTGGTGCGGCTGTCAAGGAAACAGCAGAGCACGCCATACAGGTGTTAGGCAGAACTGCCGAGAACATCACAGGCAGTTTTCAGACCGACTACATCAAGAAGAATGCAGAGTTCAGGAGCAAGGCAGGGCTTAACTGCTACATCGAGCGCAAGGACGGTCACAACTGCTGCAAATGGTGTGCTGGGCTTGCAGGTCGGTACAGATACCCCGATGAAGTCCCGAAAGATGTTTACAGGCGGCATGATAACTGCACTTGTGATGTGTCGTATGTTTCGGAGAAGGGTCGGCAGAATGTTCACAGTAAGCGGTGGGCAAATGAGCAGGCAAAAGCTCAGCGGATAGAGTATGCGGCTGATGTTTCCATGAAGTATCGGGCGGTCAAAAGGTCTGGCAATCCTGTTTCTATTACACGAAATAATCAGACAATGACTGTACGAAGAGTTACAACGGCAGTCAACAATATCTATATTTCAGATGATGTTCAGATTAAGCCAAAACATTTCCATGAGATAGATAAAAAGCTAACAGAGGTCTACAAACTTATGGGGATAAGTTCCTCTGACAACAGACCTACGACCTATCTTATTTCAAACAATGAAATGAGCGGTTCAAGGATAATCGCCGCTTCATACAGAGGGCACGACAATGCTTTGTTCATCAACAAAGACCATGTGCTGTATTCCGCTGATACAGCACCGGAAGAAATGAAAGCATTCGCCTGTTACACCGATGACAGAAGTACATTGGTGCATGAACTGTTTCACTGGAAAGATGCGGAAGAGTACAGGCAAAAGTTTGGTGCAATAGATCCGAACGACCCGTCGGCATATAATAAATATGTCGATGAAATGTGTCGGAAAAGGCTTGACAAAGTGTTGAAAAAGGGGTATAATATAAGCGAAGTAAGTCCATATGCTCTGGATAGATTCATGTACAGAGATTACGCAGAAACTTATACCGAATATCGCACGCAAAAGCTATTGAAAAGGGGGTAATGGCATGCGGTGTGTTCCGACTAAAGAAGAACGTGAATTGCTTGACATAGTTGAACCTTATGCTGTTTATCCACCTGTTAACGGCTATCCTGTTCGTCCTGATGCTCCCAAAGAAGTGTTTGACGCACTTGAAAAATTATGGGAATTGGACAGAAAATTTAAAGAAGAAAACGAATAAAGCACCCTGCACCAGCAAGGTGCTTTTCTTATGCTCAAAAACAGAAAGGAACTGATGATAATGAGAGAATTAAGCACGATACAGAAACGTGAGAAGTTGAACACCGTCTACGCTGTTGATGAAGCGGGTGTCGGCGGCGCTAATCACGAATACTCTATCAAGTGCGGCGAGAACTGTGAGGGCAGGATAGTATTCCAGAACGGACCCAGAAAAGACCCGAACAGCACTCATGGTGTGCTTGATACTGACCTGTTGGAGATAGTTCGTGACAGGCTCAAAGGCTTCCAGAGCGGCGATTTTTCCTGCCGTGAAAACGCCTGCGCCCTTACTCACATAGAAGAAGCCTTGATGTGGATGAACCGCAGAGTTGAGGACAGGATAGAAAGACAGGTACTCGGTACGAATACAAAGTGACCGCTTAACTAAGTAAGGCGGTTTTTTCATACCCAGACGGAGGTAATGACCATGCCAAAATCACCCGAACCGACCTCAAAGCCGCCTCCTGCGGTGGACGAAGAAATAACCGCTATGCTTGATACACTGGGAACGACAGCAAGCGGGCTCATAGACGACTAGCACCAAGCGAAAGCAAGGTGCTTTTTTTATACCTATAAGGGGGAATATCATGGCACAGCCAAGAGCAAGACCTAACCTGCGCCCGGATCACAATGGCACACAGAGGGCACAGTTCGAGTCGAACAAGAAGAAAATATATGCTACGCAGGAGATATGCGGTATATGCGGCAAACCCGTTGACTTCGGGTTCAAGTTTCCGCATCCGCTGAGTCCATGCATAGATCATATAATACCCGTGTCAAAAGGTGGTCACCCATCGGATATAGCAAATATGCAGCTTGCTCATATGTGCTGCAACAGGCAGAAATCTGATAAACTGACCGAGAAAAAATCTTTTGAAACAGGTAACGAGCTGGTATCGAACCGTCTGTTGCCGCACACATTTGACTGGAAGAATATCTGAAAGGAGACGTCTGAATGAGCGATAAACGCTTGGGCAGACAAACTCCTACTATATCAGCTGTTCTTCCGTATACTGAGTCAAAGGGTGCGGAAGCTGTTGAGATCTATGACCGTTCGGGACGCACCGCGCAGCCCTGGCAGCAGCTCATGATGGAAGACATCATGGCAGTAAACGAGGACGGACTATGGGTGCATATGAAGTACGGCTGGTCTATACCTCGTCGAAATGGTAAGTCTGAGATACTGATAATGCGTGCAATGTGGAGCGTATCACATGGGCGTAGAGTGCTGTACACAGCACACCGCACAACTACCTCACACAATGCATGGGAAAAGGTAATCGAAAGACTGAGCAAGGCAGGGTATATCGAAGGCACTGACTTCAAGACCACCAAGCAGTTCGGGCTTGAACGTATCGAATGGCTGACAGGCGACGGCGTAATAAACTTCCGAACCAGATCCAGCAAAGGCGGTCTGGGTGAAGGCTATGACGATCTTATTATTGATGAAGCGCAGGAATATACCTCTGACCAGGAAAGCGCTCTGAAATATGTTGTCACAGACAGCCAGAACCCGCAGACACTCATGTGCGGTACTCCGCCGACAGTAGTTTCTTCAGGTACGGTCTTCCTGAATTACCGCAAGGATTGTCTCAGTGGTCAGGCAGAGGACTGTGGCTGGGCTGAATGGTCTGTGCCGGCACTGACAGATGCACATGATCCTGAGCTGTGGTATGAAACGAACCCATCACTTGGATATATACTGTCTGAGAGAACAATACGTTCCGAGCTTGGCGACGATCAGGTAGACGATAATATACAACGTCTGGGACTGTGGCTGCGGTACAATCAGAAATCAGCTATTACCAAAGAGGAATGGCTGGAATACAAGCTTGATGCAGCGCCTGCACTTGCAGACAATGCTAAACTATATTTCGGCATTAAATACTCAAAGGCTGGCAGTGTCTCACTTGCTGTGGCAGCCAAGACCGCAGACGACAAGATATTCTTTGAAGCGATCGACTGCCGTTCTGCCCGTGATGGCAGTGAGTGGCTGATAAGCTATCTGAGAAATCAGAGAGCAGCACTCGCGGTCATAGACGGAGCAGGAAGTCAGCAGTTACTTGCTGATGATATGAAGAATGCGGAGCTGAAATGCAAAGCTCTGCTGCCGAAAGTCGCTGAGATCGTGGCGGCAAATGCTATGTTCGAGCAGAAATTGTTCGAGGGAATGCTTTGTCACATGGGACAGCCCGCACTCACTCAGGCAGCTTCAAACTCTGAGCACCGTGCAATAGGCACTAACGGCGGGTATGGCTATACGGCAATACTCGAAGGTGTTGATATCTCCCTGCTGGAAGCGGCATCACTTGCAGTGTGGTCATGCATTGCAAACTCAAAAGACCGCAAACCACAGGAGATCACATATTGACCCGACTACGGGGGAAATAACAGGGAAATGCTTCCCTATTAAAGAAAGTAGGAATTTGTATGTCAGAAGAATTTAAGGTAATCGAAACACAAGAAGAGCTCGATGCTGTCATCAAGGACAGACTTGCTCGCAACACAAGAACAGTGACAGATGCTGTCACAAAAAAGTATGAAGGCTATATATCACCCGATGAAGCAAAGAAAACAGCTGATGAGCTTGCAACGCTGACCAAAGAACTGGAAGCGAACAAAGCAACAATAGCTGAACTCACTGCCAAGAACAGCGCATACGAGACCAACTCGGTAAAAATGAAGATAGCGCAGGAATATGGACTGCCGGCAGAGCTTGCTGAAAGGCTGAACGGCGACACAGAGGAAGATCTGAAAAAGGATGCAGAATCTCTGTCATTGCTCATCAAGCCCGTACACAAGCCCAGACGTCACAGCCCGGAAGGCGGCGATGAAATGTCGGGCGTTGAAAAAGCTTTCTTTAAGAAAAATCCCAATCTCAGGAAGGAGTAATATTTTATGGCACATGAACTTCAGGAAAGATATTCAGAACTGGTACTTGCAAAGCTTCGTGATGAACTTGTACTTTCGGATGGCTTTGTATTCAACAATGACTATGAGGGCGACCCCACTGCGGGTGCAGTAAAGATTCCTCAGCGCGACACAGAAGTTGCTGTGAGCGATTATGACAAGGCAAACGGCATATCTGCTACTTCGGGCTCTACCGGTTATGTGACCATGCCTATCAGCAAGGACAAGGCTGTTAATGAAATTATTGACGGCTACGATGCAGAAGGTGTGCCCGATGATCTTGTAGCTGACAGACTTGACAGTGCCGGCTATTCTATGGCTGCTCAGGTGGACACAGACGGCGGCGCAGCTCTGCTTTCGGGCGGTACTGTTACCAATGTGGCTGAGCTCACAAAGGATAACATATATGCAACTATCGTTGATATAAGAAGAGATATGTCAAAGGCTAAGGTTCCTAACGACGGCAGACGTTTCCTGCTGGTTACACCCGATGCTTTTGCACTGATACTCAAGTCCCCCGAATTCATTTCGGCTTCCGATCTTGGCGACAGTGTCAAGCAGAACGGCATTCTCGGTAAGATAGCAGGCTTCCTTGTAAAGGAGTGGAATGATACCACAGCCAACCTCGCAATGATCGCAGGACACCCCAGATTCGCTACAAGAGTGCTTGAATTCAGCGTTCCCGTACACATCGAGGATCTTAACGGTTCAGGCAAGTATATCGGTGCAAGCGCTGTACAGGGACGTTATGTTTATGACCATAAGGTTCTCAGAAGCGTGGCTGTACGCTGTGTATACACACCCGGCAGTCTTACCGCATCACTTGCAAAGGCAACAGGCGAAGGCAGTACCGGCAAGACTGTTGTTACTGTTACAGCAGGCAACACAGGCACTACTTACGCATATAAAGTAAATCCTACAGCGCGTGCAACTTTCGATGAGACTGCAACTGCTTATGCAGGTACATCTCTCACTTCGGGCACAACAGCTATCGAAGTATCCGCAGGTGATGTTATCGAGGTCGTTAACCTGAGCAGCAGCAAGGTAAAGGCAGTAACTTACCTTACTGTTACCTCTGACGATATAGCATAAGCTATGGGTGCAGATTACGCAGCAGTAAGCGATATCACAGCTCTTGGTGTAACACTTACACCTCAGCAGGAAGATGCAGCGGAGGTACTGATAACTCAGTCCTCCGCAAAGCTGCGGCTTACTGCGAAGAAATATGGAAAAGACATCGATACACTTATCGCAGCAGATGATGATTTCGGCATTGCTGTAAAAAATGTTGTAGTGCAGTCGGTAATACGCGCACTAAACAGCATAACCGATGATAGCCCTGCAGCAGTTCAGGCAACACAGTCAGCACTGGGATACAGTGCTTCGATGACATATCTTAATGCTGGACAATCTCTGTACTTCCTGCGTAATGAGTTGAAAGACCTGGGCTTGATGCAGCAGACCTACGGCGCACTGGAGGTGTACGACTATGGGGATCCACGGGATACCAATTGAGTTAGCTGTCAAAACACAGACAGGCACAGACGGTTTTAACCGTCCTATCTACGAAACCACATGGGTGACTGTGGATAACGTCCTCATAGGTCAGCCCACTACCGAAGAGATAACCGACGAACTGAACCTTTCGGGGAAACGTCTGGACTATCTTCTCGGGATACCCAAAGGCGATACCCACGACTGGGAAGATGCGCAGGTACGTTTCTGGGGACAGGTGTATGAAACCATAGGAGCACCGACACAGGGAATCGAGGATATGATCCCTCTCAGCTGGAACAAGAAAGTCAAGGTGATGAGATATGAGCAAAGTTAAGATCGAAGCGAATCTCGCGGGATACAGCGAACTCAGAAACTCTCCCGAAATTGTCAGTATGATGCAGAAAATCGCAGATACTGCTCTTGCCCAGCTGGGTAACGGATACACAAGCGAAGTCCAGCACTATACAGGCGGTTCTCTCCCGGGCAAAGCGGTAGTCAAGGTCTACGCCGAAACCGCATCGGCACGCAGAGCGAACTACCGTGATAATACTATCATGAAGGCGGTGTTCGGAAGTGGCTAAGACGATCGAGAGCATACTGATAGGATATCTCAACAGCAAAGGCTATACAGCCTACGGTGAAGAACCCGAAAAACCGCCGCGGGAATATCTGGTGGTCGGGAAAGTCGGAAGCAGACACACAAACCACATAGACGGCGCTGTAATAACAATACGCTCATACTCGGAAAGCTTAGAACGGGCGGCAGTTCTCAACAAACAGGTCAAACATACCATGCTCTATGAACTGCCAGAACTAAGCGACATAGCGGGCGTTACACTCAACAGCGACTACCCACAGGCAGACCCCGACACCAGAAGATACCGCTATCAGGCGGTATATGACATTACGTACTACGAAGATTACGAGGAGTGATATTATGGCAAATAATAACGCAGGACAGGTAACAGCCGGCAAGCCTAAGGTCGGCGGTTCCGTTTTCAGGGCACCCCTGACAGCTACACTGCCCACCGATGCGGTCACCGCTCTGGGCGGCGATTTCATCAACCAGGGCTATTGTTCGGACGAAGGCTTCAAGAACAACATGGGCATTACCACCGAGACCGTCAAGGCTTGGGGCGGAGACGTGGTTCTGAATACTCAGACCGAGAAGACCGACACATTCACTGTGACCCTCATTGAGACCATGAATGCTGACGTACTCAAGACCGTATTTGGGGAGAGCAGAGTAAGCGGAACACTTGAAAGCGGTCTGGCTGTACAGGTCAACAGCGAGGAACAGGTCGAGAGCGTTTGGGTATGTGACATGGTACTCAAAGGCAATATCGCAAAGCGTGTGGTCATCCCTTACGGTAAGATCACTGCTATCGGCGAAGTAACATACAACGACAGCGGAGCTGTAGGCTATGCGCTGACTATCTCCGCAAGACCCGATGCAAGCGGCAACACCCACTATGAGTATCTCAAAGCACCTACCGTGCCTGATACCACACTGTCCGCCCTGACCATCACGGGCTGTACTCTGTCGCCTACATTCGCAGCAGGCACAACCAGCTATACAACGACTACCACCTCTGCAACTAACGTTATCACCGCAACTGCAACCGATAACGAAGCGACTGTTGTTATCAAGAACGGCACAACTACCGTAACAAGCGGCAACGCTGCTACATGGTCGGCAGGGAGCAACACAGTGACCGTCACAGTCACAAACGGCAACGCTACAAAGACCTACACTGTAACAGTAACAAAGTCTTGATAGGAGGTATATCATGCTGACAGGTAAGACGACAACAGGTTTTGAATTCACCATAGAAGACAGCGCCCTCGATGACTGGGAGCTGCTTGAAGCACTTGCAGACATCGACGACGGCAAGACTCAGAAGATCGGCACAGCTGTAAAGCTCCTGCTTGGCAAGGAGCAGGCTGATGCCCTGAAAGATCACTGCCGTAACGACGAGGGCAGAGTACCTGCATCTGCTATGATGGCAGAAGTCGGCGAGATTTTCACGGCGATGCGTGAAAACAAGACCATAAAAAACTGATCGTCCTCAGCCACATGATAGCCACCGACGAGGATGCACTTATCTGCGACCTCGCGGAGACATACCACATATACGATTACAGATCGCTGTCACCACGTATGGCAGCGATCTTTTCGTGTGGGCTGAGGGATAATTCTCGTATAAAACTAGCAATGTCCGACACCAGATATCCGCTTGAAACTATCATCAGCGTACTGACCTTCGATGCTGTGAACTGGCTCAGATGGGCACAGTCGAAGTCAGCACAAGACGGCGGAGACCCGCCCGAACGGATATATGACAAGCTGTTCGGACATGGCGATAATGACAACAAAGACAGCGATGTTGTGACCTTCGATTCTCCCGAAGAATTCGAGGCGGCAAGAAGAAAAATAATCGAAGGAGGGATATAATGGCAGAAGGCACGAATCTCGCGAAGGCATATGTGCAGATCCTTCCCAGTATGGACGGATTCCAGAGCAAGCTTGAAAAAGAGATGGGCGGCAGCGGTGAAGCTGCGGGCAAAAAGTCGGGCACTTCCTTCGGCGGTGCATTTTCTGCGGCAGCAGGTGCTGCGGCAAAGGCTGGCATAGCGGCTGTGACAGCTGCGGGTGCAGGTGTTGTAGCACTGACAAAGTCGGCTGTATCGGCTTATGGTGAATATGAACAGCTGGTCGGCGGTGTCAACAAGTTGTTCGGTGATGCGAGCAAACAGCTTATGGGCTACGCAGAAGAAGCCTACAAGACATCGGGACTGTCCGCGAATGAGTACATGGAGCAGGCTACATCGTTCTCGGCGGCAATGATAAAATCTCTTGGTGGAGATACCAAGAAGGCGGCTGAAATAACAGACGTTGCTATGAGGGCAATGTCCGATAATGTCAACACCTTCGGCACTGATATGACAGCTGTGCAGAACGCTTTTCAAGGCTTCTCAAAGCAGAATTATACCATGCTCGATAACCTTAAGCTCGGCTACGGCGGTACCAAGTCTGAAATGGAACGACTAATTGCTGATGCGAATACTTATGCTGCGAGCATAGGTCAGGCAAGCGACCTTTCAATCGACAGCTTTGCCGATATCGTACAGGCAATAGAACTTGTTCAGAAGAAGCAGAACATCGCAGGCACTACAGCGAAGGAAGCTGCAAGCACTCTGCAAGGCTCCTTTGAAATGACAAAATCCGCATGGACGAACCTTGTAGCAGGTCTTGCAAATCCCGATGCTGATATGGGCAAGCTTGTGACCAACTTCGTTGAGAGTGCTCAGGCGGCGCTCAGCAATCTCCTGCCCGTCATTAAGACAGGTTTGCAGGGTGTGGGCAGAATGGCGGCAGAACTGCTGCCCGAGATCTTCAAGATGATACCAGACCTTCTGGACGATATCCTGCCCGGGCTCCTTGATACGATAGACACTGTCGTTACTGAGGTATTCCCGGTACTGACAGATGTTATCGTGAAAAATCTGCCGATGATAATCACAACGGTAGTAAAGGCAGGCAAGACCATCGTCAAGAGCCTGTTTACAGCGATAGACAAGGAACTCTCCGGCAACAAGATATATGATACCATCAAGAGCGGGCTTTCTAAGCTCCTGCCTATCTTCTCGGACGTGGGCGGCAGTCTGATGGAGAGCGGTAAGCAGATATTCAATTCGATAACAGAACTTGCCAGCAAGATAGACTTCGATGCTATTTTCGGCGCAATAGCAAAAGCCGCAGAAACCGTCGCTCCTGTGCTAAAAGATGCAGGCGAGGCTATTGCATGGCTGTTCGACAATGCAATCTCTCCGCTGATAGAGTGGGCGGCTAACAATGTCATTCCTGTGGCAATAGATGCACTCTCTGCGGCGTTCCGTATATTCAAAAAAGCAATCGAAGGTGTAAAGCCTATCCTTTCGTTTGTATGGGACAACTTCCTGAAACCTCTCGCCGAATGGACAGGTGAAGCGGTGACCATTGCACTCGGAGCTGTGTCCGATGCGCTTTCAACTATCGCAGACAACTTCGAGGAACTTGACTGGGAAGGCTGGTATGAGGATTTTGACAACTTCGCAGAGAACTGGAAAACAGGTGCGGCAGATATCGGACAGGCACTGCTGGACAATGCTGGCGAAATCGACGAATTCTTCAATACTAGTGCTTTTGGCGAAGGCTGGAACGAGTTCTGGCAGGACGTAGGCGGTGCTGTCGCTGACGCAGTAGCCTTCGTAAAGGACAACTGGTCTGACGGCGAACAAGCACTGGAAGATTTCGGCGCAAAGACCTTTGATGTCGTAGACGAATTCAAGGAGAACTGGAAAACAGGCGAGCAGTCCCTTGAAGACTTCGGCGCAAAAGTATTCGATATCGTCAGCGATTTCGGAGATAACTGGGACACTGGCGAACAGGCAATGGAAGATTTCGGTGCTAAGGCTTTCGACGTTATAGACGATTTCAAGACAGACTGGAAAAACGGTGCTGCAACGCTGAAGACCAACATCACAAACGTGGGTACATGGTTCTCCGACCTGGGCAACAAGATAGCCGACCTTGCGACCAAAGCTTGGGAATGGGGCAGCGACCTTGTGACCTCGTTCATCGACGGTATCAAGGACAGCTTCTCCGATCTGGAAAGCACAATGGAAAGCTTTGGCGAGATGATCTACGACTACATACATTTCTCCGAACCTGACAAGGGTGCGCTCTCCAACTTCGAGACCTACGCGCCCGATATGGTACACTCCTTCGCAAAGGGCATACATGATAATGCACACGTTGTAGAGACCGAAATGCAGGACTTATCCTCTGTCATGGACAGTGCTTTGAGGATACCTGCATACACGCCGTACAGAGCCACACAGACCTCTCCTGCAACGGCACAAGCACAGGGTGGTACAATTACCCTCCGCATGGTAGACAACGCAAACAGGCTCATTGCAGAGGGCACAGCGGGCATTATAGACATCATCAACGGAAACACAGTAGCATTATCCGAAAGGGGGCTGGCAAGTGTATAACAGTTTGACACTCGGAAAACATGGCATCAAGTTCGGTGGGCGTGACAGCAAAAAGGATCTCGGGCTGATACTGACCGATGCGGATATCGGCAGCGTTCAGCTCAAGACCGTTGACGTGAATATCCCCTACACGAACCGCCCTCTGACCTACGACTTTTCACAGATATGCGGCGAGCCGATATATCAGCCGCGCAAGCTGACATTTACCTTCGCGCTGAAAGCACTCACCGCTCGAAGCTGGCAGGACAAATATCGCAAAGTCTGCGAATGGCTGATACGTCAGCCGAGAGGTGAGCTGTACTTCGATGTAATACGTGATTTCCACTTCACGGCTCGATGTGACCAGGTCAACGTATCAAGAATGCTGAATGACCACGTTGGCGAGATAACCGCAGAGTTCACAGCTGACCCACTGATGCTCTCGGAAGACTTTGCCGATACGCCCTGGGATATCTTCAACTTTGAGGATAACTGCATTAATCAAGATAAGATAGTTGCCCGAAATTTACAGAGCAATCTGAAATTCTACAGCTTTGCTGACCGTGATATCATACCTCGTTTGCATTTGAGGTCACTGAATCGCAGCGGCGGTGGCGAAATCGCTTTGCTAAGGCTCAATGGCGTGATACTTCCCCCGATAAAACGTGATATGGACGGCTGGTTTAAGCGCGAGGACTTTGTGGTAAAACCCGGCGAGAACCTACTCACGGCGTGGGGAGCACACACAGAACTTGAAGTTGATTTGCACGAGGAGGTGCTTTGATGTACAACGTATATGCTGACAGCACCCTGATAAACGACCCATCAGCGGCAAGCGAGAACGCCATAACAGGCACTATCACCAAAGCGGTAAACGGTATTGATAGCTTTAGTTTTCGCATTTATAGCAACAATGCGGGCTGGGATACGCTGGAATGCCTGAAAACACACATACACGTTTCCGATGCCATCACAGGGGACAAAGATGTATTTTATGGACGTGTCCTGACGATATCCCCCGTGCAGGAATCCAGCGGACTGATATATAAGGATGTGCAGTGTGAGGGCGAATTATCATACTTGCAGGACAGCACGCAGTTCTACCACAATCAGCGTAGTACACCATACAGCTATATCCTCACGAAGATGCTGGAAGACCATAACAATCAGGTCGATAACAGCAAGAAGATATATCTCGGGCAGTGCCCTACTGGTGGCTCAGTTACGTTTGAATGGGGCTATGGTAAGACGTGGGAGACCTTACAGGACTTCCTTGCTCTGGACAGCACAGGCGGCGAAATTCGCCTGCGGTACGATGAGGGTACAAGATACCTCGACTACACCAAAGACACGTTCTCGGGTGGCTCTGATACAGTCATAGAAGCGGGCGTGAACCTGATATCTCTGACGCAGACCATTGACCCCACTGCCATGATAACCGACCTCTACGCATACGGAGCGAAAACAGGCAACACCGAAGAGCGTGTCGCTCTGCCGAATGTCATATACGATGAAGACCGCAGAACGCTTGCAGGCGGCATTGTGGCGGGTACAGTGATATTCGATGATATTACCAGTACCACAGCACTTGAAACGGCGGCACAGGCATACTTCGACGCTATGAGACCTATTCGCAAGCAGTACAAGATTACTGCCGCTGACCTCTCGCTGATAGACCAGAACTTTGAGACATTCAAACTTGGCTACCAGTACAAGAGCATGAACAAGATGATAGGCGTGAACGAGATAGTACGCTTGATAGGCATACAGATAAAAATCGAGGACAGGACGAAAAACACACTGACCTTCGGTGACAGGTTCGAGACCCTCACAGCAATGACCAGCAAAAAGTCCAAAGAAATCAAGATGCAGTTCGAGAAACAGCCCGAACTGATACAGGCTGTAGTCGAGCATCAGAGCGAAATACTGCGCGGTGTCGAGGGTGGCTATCGTTACGACAGGCTTGACAGCAACGGTCAGCCCCTTGAAACCATCTATATGAACAGCCCTGACGTTGACACAGCGACGCAGGCGCTAAGAATTAACCAAAACGGAATAGGTTTCTGGAAGAAACCAGAAGGTAGCAGTGACACTCCGCTGACAGGTAACTACGACTACGCTTGGACGATAGACGGCCTACTGAACACGGCGTACATCACAGCGCAGACCATTACAGGCTTGAAGTTTAATAATGGTAATGGTACGTTTGAAGTCGATGCAAATGGTAATGTTACGGCTAAATCCATTAATATCAAAGGTGGAAGCATTGATATTAACACCACAAGCCAATCAACAGACGTTATCAGGCTTAATCATAACGAGTGGACTATGGAAATTTCACCATTACAAGTTAAGGTTACTAACTCAACAATTGGTGGATTTGTTGTTATACAGGCTGGTGGAATATCTGGCGAATGGAACAATCAACAAAAATTCTTTTTGAATTCCAATACAGGCACACTGTCACTAATGGGGCTTAATGGTGTCCTTGCGTTTCAACTTTATTCTAATAATAATACCATGAGAGTTAATGATAGTAGTGGTAATCAAACAATTCTGCTTGATGGAAACACGGGCGAAATTTATTGTGAAAAAGTCCATGAACGCAACCCATAACATAAAAGGAGGTACATCATGTCAACAGAAGTAAACACAGGATACGATTTATCCGAAGAAAAAGCGGCAATAGCTAACGCATACGAGGGCAGAGCGGTGCGTGATGCTATTGTGGCTATGGTTCAGGCGGTGGAAGATTCGCTGAACTCAATGAATACCAAGCTTACACAGACCAGCGAGAAAGCCACACAAATCGAGCGTTCTATCTGGGATACAGGTGGAATTTCCGACCATGTAGACAACCTTGAAACCCGTGTAACCGCACTTGAAGGAGGTAGCACGAATGAGAATGACACTTGACCACGAATACTGCCTGCGCTCCGACACCCGCGTTCTCGGTGTGGCGGGCGAAGTCAACGGCAGGACGATGACTTTTCACGGCTTTGAGGTCACGGGCGCGACCAGCTACAAGGTGCTGTTTGGGCTCCCCGACAAGACCTCGTTCGAGGGCACTATCACCGACGGCAAGTACACTATACCAGCAACACCTGCGCTCCGTTCGGGCAGGGTGCTTGTACAGGTCGTAGCGGCAAACGGTACGTCGATGATACGCAAGAGCCAGCCCTTGATGATGTTTGTTGTAGATAGCATCGACTATGAGCCCCATGAGGGCGAGATACTGCCTGCGTATGGCGAACCGGTGCTTGACCTTGACGGAATAGCAGCACCAAATGTAGTGGGCGTAGCGGGTGACATCTTCGTTGCTGAAAGGTCGTTCGATGTGCCCGAAGATATTGTAGACGAGATGGAGAGATAGGAGGGGTTATTACATGGCATTATACTATGATACTACGCAGTACACATCGGGGGATGATTTTTTTGCAGCACTGGCAACAGTGACCAATTTCTGGGATTCAGTGACCGAAGATACACTAACAAAGGGCGATGTAACACTGACATATAGTTCAGGCACAATCACACTTGCGGCTGGCGGTTTTAGCACCGCAATGAATTTCTCGGCGCCTAAGGGTGGTCTGATAGCTGCAACGGCTAAGGGGCTGATGGCAGCGCATTTCCCAACCGATACTAATAATCGTAAAGTAATCGCTGTCGCGTGTGACAAAAATGGCGTTTGGGGTGGTAGCATATCCAACCATTATACGGTAGCGGTGAATGAAATCTTAGCGACTGGGCTGACAAGTAAGAGCTATAGTAGTTCTTCCAGCAGTAACAGCACATTCACATCAAACACAAACACCCAAATCATCGACCTTGTATCGGACAAGGGCAATTTCATTTTCGACGACCTTCGCAGGGTGCTTTATACAACTTCTGCTGTTGTAAATTACAACGGCAAGCTCACAATGCCGAACGGTGAAAAGTATGTCAAATGCGGTGCTTTCGTGCTGAGATATACAGAGTGAGGTGATTCCACATGAAAAACTGGGTCAAGCGTGCAATTAGAACGTTCGTACAGGCGGCTGTGGGCTATGCGATAGTAGCCCTACCCGCAATCGACTGGCAGGATACAAGTGCTCTCCGCGGCACTCTGATAGGTCTGGGCGTGTCCGCTATCGCGGCAGGAATCTCCGCAGCCATGAACTACATCGACGATACCAAGATGTGAGGTGATATCATGGCAGACGAAGTAATTGTAGGACTTATCACGGCTTTCGGTGCTGTGGTGTCACAGATTATCATAGCATATGCTGGTCGGCAGAGGATGAGGGCAGAACATCAGGAATCCTCGAAGCTGATAGTGTATCGGCTGGAACAGCTGGAATCAAAGGTATCTCTGCACAGCAGTGTTATCGACAGGGTGTACAAGCTCGAACAGCAGAACGAGCTGACAAAAGAAAAACTGGTCGTTGCGAATCATCGGATAGAAGATCTGGAACGGCTGACTAATCATACATAAGGAGGAACAGTTATGACATTCGACGAGTATTTCAAGAATCGTGTTGGCAAAGGCATCGACTACGACGGTAACTACGGTGTGCAGTGCTTTGACCTGGCAAACGACTACTCGGTTAAGGTAGTCGGCGGTAAGCAGTTCATGGGCATGGGTGCGTATGAGATCTACACCAACTACGCAAATCAGCCTGCTCACGAGCTGTATGAACGTATCCCGAACACACCTGAGTTCGTGCCGAAGAAGGGCGATATCATGGTCTGGGGTCAGAGTCTGGGCAAGTGGGGACACGTCGCTATCTGCACAGGTAAGGGTGATACCTCATGGTTCGAGAGTTACGACCAGAACTGGACAGGCAGAAACGACCCTGTGACCCTTATTCGCCACAACTACAGCAACGTGCTCGGTGTTCTCCGCCCCAAAAACCAGAGCAAGGTGCTTGGTGAGACTGTCAAGGCAAAAGCCAAGACCGAGACCAAGACCAAGAAGGAGCTCAAAGGCGACTTGAACGGTGACGGCAAGGTTGACGTGACGGATATAACTGTATTGGCAGCACATATCAAGGGTAAGAAAAAGCTGGAATAAGGTACTAAGAAAGCCGCTCGGGAAAACTCGGGCGGCTTTTGTCATATCTATTCTTCCGAAGCATCGGAAACCCCGATAAATCGGGTGTTGCATACTCTATCGGCGTGTCATATTTCTTGTCATATACTTATGATTTCGGGGCATTTTTCGTGCATTTTCAGCAACTTTGTACTTTGTATCAACATAAAGAAAACCGCCTATTTACGCGACATTACGTAGATAAGCGGTTTGTGAAGTATGACCCGTACGGGAATTGAACCGAAGAAAAATACCTTTTAACCGCCTATTTATAGGGCTTTTTTGATTTTTGTGTCATATTTCGTGTCATACAGGTTATTGAAGTAATCGTCTATCACAGCATCGTATTTCATGCGTTCGGTGCTGAATGTCTGCTGGTATACGGCTTTCAGCGTGTTGGTATTCGACCAGCCGCCGCGCTCCATAGCGTACAGGTCGGGGATATTGAGCGCTGCCATCACACTGGCGTTGATGTGGCGAAGATCGTGGAACGTCACCTGATAGCCGAGCTTCTTCATCTGCCATGTGTACTTCTCGAAGATCTGGCTGCGGGTGTAATCGATGAGGAATTCCTTGCCCGACTTCCCTGTTGACCTCACCAGCTCCATTATCGGCGGCGGCAGTCTGAGCTGTCGGTTGCTGTTGTAGGTCTTGGCACG